GGTCTGGGCGCAGCTGTCACGGTGTCGCGCGCCAAGCCTCAAGGCCTGACACGCGCCCAACTCGAAGCCGTGCTCGGCACTGATGCTTCCAAGCTGCCCGCCGTCGTTGGCGTGCCGGCCGAAGACGGCAGTTTTGTCGTCGCCCGCATCAACCAACTCCAGCCGCGCGATGCCGCCATCATCGACGACAAGCGTGCCGCCCAGCAATATGCAAGCGCATGGGCCCGTGCCGAAGGCCAGGCCTATCTGGCTGCGCTGAAGTCGCAGTACAAGGCCAGCATCAAGGTCGATGCACCGGCATCCGCCGCAAGCACGCCCTGATTTCTCGGCTATACTCTTTGGCTCTGCGGTGGCTGTAGCTCAGTTGGTAGAGTCCAGGATTGTGATTCCTGTCGTCGTGGGTTCGAGTCCCATCAGCCACCCCAAGAAAATCAACTACTTAGCCCGGTTTCCGACCGGGCTTTGTCGTTTCTGGGAATTCCAAAACCCCATTTTGGGAATTCAACGGGCTGAGCGGCGCACGATCTTGGTCCGGTCGTAGACCCGCGCGGTGGTCTCTGCGTTCTTGTGCATGTCCGGCAGCCGGCCGGTCTCTGCCTTGTGCTGGGTGGCGTAGAACGCGCGCAGATCGTGGAAGGTGAAGCGGTCGGCGGCGCCAATGATGTTTGCCTTGATGGCGGCCAGCACGATGCGCTGCCATAGTGTCTTGAAGCCCCGGGCGCTGTAAGCGTTGTTGTCGCGCGTCGGGAAGACGTAGAGGCATTCCCGGGCCGGCCGGATAGCCTTGAGCTTTTCCAGGCATGCGCGCAGGGCCGGCGTGATGGTGATCTCCTCGATGACCTCGCCGCGGTTCCGGCCGCGCTGCTTTGCTCGCTTCACCCGAACCACGCCCGCGGCCTCGTCCACCTGCGGCCATGACAGGTCCAGGAACTCGGCCTTGCGGTTGCCGGCCAGGCTGGCGTACTCGGCGGCCAGGCCGATGATGCGGCGCTGCGGGGTTTGGCAGGCCACCCACTCCAGGAAGGCCTGCAGCACGGCCGGCGCCGGCGCCTCGGTGCGCGGCTCTTCCTCGTTCGGCCGCACCTGCTTGGCGGGATTGGACTCGCACGCGCCCAGGTCGATGCCGTGGGCGAAGAGGTTGGACAGTAGCGCCTTCTCCCGGTTGGCCCTGACGGGCGCGTCCTGCCTCTCGATGCGCACGTAGCGCGCGACGATGGGCGCAGTGATGCGAGCGATCTGCATGGCGCCCAGTGCCGGCTCGATGGCGCCCCAGCATTGCGTGTAGTCGGCCCGGGTGGCTTCGGCCAGGCGCAGGTAGCGCCGGCTCTCCTTGTACTTGCCCCAGACCCAGGCCAACGTGCCGCTGTCGGGAGCGGTGCCGTTCAGGTCCAGCACCTTGCGGATGGCGGCGTCGCGGTCCTGGCCGAGGTTGATCGGCTTGCCGCCGATGACGTGGTATCGGTAGGTGGTGGCCTTCTTGCCGATGCGCGCCTCCATGCGGGGCAGCAGCCCCTTCTGGCTTTCGCGGTCACGGGATCTCATGCTGCGCGACTCCACCTCGGTCCGACGGCCGGGCTTTCATTCTGCGCCTGCCCGTTTCGCCGTTCCCAGTCCACCCGCCGCACCAGCGGCCGTCCGTTGGGCTTGCGCTCGACCGGCACGCGGACGACTTCGCGGAGGTAGCGGATCTGCGCGTGTCCCTGAACCAGCGGTTCGCAGATCTCGGCGATCTCAGCGTCGGTGAGGATAGGTGATGTCATGGGCGCTTCCTTTTCATCGCGGCCAGCAGGATGTCCTGCACCTCGCGCTTGGACTCGACTCGCTCCATCACCATCTCGTCGACGGTGTCGCGGGCGATGATGTTGTGGACGAAGACGGGGCGGTCATGGCCGGCCTGCATCTGGCGGGTGGGGCCGATGCGCTCCAGGATCTGCATGCGCTCTTCCAGGTTCCACCAGTGGCCGAAATACACCAGGGTGTTGCCGCCGTCCTGCAGGTTCAGGCCGTGGCCGGCGCTGGCCGGGTGGGCGAAGAGCACGGGGATCTTGCCGGCGTTCCAATCGCGGATCGTCTGCGGGTCCTGGTCGAGTTGGCGACCCTTCGGGAAGGCGCGCAGTAGCCGGGCCAGGTCGGACTTGAAGTGGTAGGCCACCAACACCGGCGCGCCGGCCGACTCCTCGACGATGGACTCCAGCGCGTCGAGCTTGCCGTCGTGCAGGTCTTTCCATTCGGTGTTGCCCTCGCCCACGTAGGCCGCGCCGTTGGCGATCTGCAGGCACTTGATCGTGCGGGCCGCCGCACCGAAGGCCTCGACCTCGTGCTCGTCGAGCTGGGTGAACATCTCCTTCTCCATCTCGGCGTAGTGCTTGCGCGCCTTGATCGGCAGCTCGACGTAGATGTTGTTCACGATGGGCTCGCGCAGGTCGAACCAGTCCTTCGCGTCGATGGTCAGGCACAGGTCGCGCAGCTTGTCCTGGATCTCGGCCTGGGCGTGGGGCAGGGCCACCGTGCCGTAGCCGCTGGGGTGCGTGCGGAACCACCGATCACTGAAGGCCTGGTAGGTGCGGCCGAGGCGCTGGCCGGCGTCCAGGAACCACGCCTGGCCCCACAGGTCCGCCAGTCCGTTCGGGCTGGGCGTGCCGGTCAGCTCGACGAAGCGCTTGATCTTGGTGTGCGCCACCTTGCCCAGGGCCTGCGCGCGCGACCCGCCCTGGCGCAGGCGGAAGCTCTTCAGCTTGGTGGACTCGTCGGCGATCACCGTGCGGTAGGGCCAGCGGTCGCCCCAGTGCTCCACCAGCCACGGCAGCTGCTCGTAGTTGGTGGCGTAGACCTGGGAGGGCATGCGCATGGCGGCGCGCCGCTCGCGCTCGTCGCCGACGATGGGCATGACACCCAGGCCGGCCAGGTGCTCCCACTTCTGGGCCTCCTCGGGCCAGGTGCTGCGCGCCACGCGTAGCGGGGCCAGCACCAGCACGGGCGCGTCGTCGATCAGCGTCACCGTGTCGACGGCATTGAGCGTGCTGGTGGTCTTGCCCATGCCCATGCCGGCCCAGATGGCGCAGCGCGGGTGGTCCAGGATGTGATCCCTGATCATGGTCTGGTAGGGACGAGCGGTGAAGGGGCGGGTCATCGCAGATAGCCCTTCTCGCGCAGCGTGGCGCGGGCGCGCTTGACGCTGAACTGATCCAGCAGCTGGCGCATCACCTTGACGGCTTCGCGCTCGAAATCGCTCTCGGGCATCTCAACGGTGAAGAAGCGAATGCCGCAGCTGCCGCACTTCCGGGCGCGCCGATTCCCTTCGGTCTTGAGCTGGCGGGAAAGGCCGCCGCAGCGGGGGCACTTCATCGAAGCAACTCCTCGACGCCTTCGATGCTGTCGATCACCATGACGACCTGACCCATGGCGCGCATCCGAGCGTGCTCGCGCAGCTGGTAGGCCTCGGCTTTGACGCCCGGTGCCTTGAGCTCGACCCAGATGGGGCAAGGCGCCAGCAGGAAGCGGGCGCCATTCCAGGCCGTGTGCGTTTTCGCCGGCAGCATCACCAGGCGGTCAGGCGCGCCGCGGCGGCCGATCCACTGGACCTTGCGCACCTCGCCGCCGAGCGCCTTGACGCACTTGACCAGGTGGGCTTCGATGTCGCGTTCACGCATTGCGAGACTCCCGGCGGCAAGTGCAGTCGCGACCCTGCCGGCAATTCCCCGAGCAGGCGCTGGGCGCGCCGCCCTTCAGTGGGCGGTCGATGTACCACTTCATCAGCGAAGCCAGCACCGCCACGAGCACCACGTAGATGAGCAGCCAGATCATTCCGCGGCCCTCCAGGCGATGCGGACGGACGCGGCCCGGTGAAAGCCGATGCGGCGGTAGTAGCCGTAGACGCGCAGCGCGCGGCGGATGCGGGCGATCATGGTCAGTCCTTCCGGTAGCGGTAGGTTTCGAAGCCCGCGGCGGCCAGCGGCATGTCCGCGGCCCAGGGTGGGTTGGCGGCCAGCAGGCCGGCCAGGTGTTCGGGGTTGAACTCGTCCGAGTCAGGCGCCTCGCAGATCACCTCGTCGTGCACTGTGAGCACGATCTCGTAGCCCGCGGCCTCGATGCCGGGCATGTTGTGGGCCATCACGTCGCGCGCGACGGCCTGGCAGATGTTCTCGAAGAGCTTGCCGCCGTAGGTCTTCAGGCGGCACCACTTCCGGCTGTACTGGTTCAGGCCCATGTAGGTGATGGCGCCGTCCACGATCTGGGGCGACGGGTAGCAGAGCGCGCGGCCGCTGGGCAGGCCGATGCGCAGCCAGTTGCCATCGCGGCGCACCTTGACCTTGCCGCACGGGAAGGTGTTGCCGGGCATCTCGATAGCCTGCATCACGACGCCCTTGAGCTCGGCCCAGTGCGCGGCGATGTTGGCGTGGGCATTGCGCCAGACGCGCTTGAGCACGTCGCAGGCGATGAATGCGTCCTGGCTCAGGCCGAAGGTGGGCCGGCGCTCCTTGACGGTCCAGGCATAGAAGCTGTTGGCCTCGTTGCGCGCCCACTCTGGCGCCAGCGGCAGCACCTTCGACGGCAGCTGCTCCAGGTCGATGTTGTAGGCCGCGGCGAAGGTGACGAACGCGCCCACGCCACCCTCGTAGCCCAGGGCCAGCTCCTGCACCTTGCCCACCTGGCGCTGGTCCTTCGTCACGTCCTCGGGCGCCACGCCGAAGGACTTGCCGTAGGACATCTTGTAGAGGTCGTGGCCGGTACCGCCGTCGAACGCGCGGAAGGCCTTGAGCTTCCAGGTCTCGCCAGTCAGCCAGGCCTGATCCCGGCCCTCGATGTTGGACAGGTCGGCGACCACCAGCTTCTTGCCCTCGGGCGCGATGATGGTGCCGCGGATGGCGCTGCTGGTCAGCTCCATCACGTTGTCCACCACGAGATCCGCGCAGCCCGCCATCAGCGCGTCGATGCCGGCGTCGATCTGCTCGGCCTTGAGCGCGGGCCGGGGCATGTTGTCGGGCTGGAACAGCCGGCCGGCCCAGCGACCGGTGCGACCGGCGCCGTTGAACTGCTTCGTGCCGCGCAGGCGGCCGTCGGCGCTGGTGGCCTTGATCAGGGTCTTGTACTTGCTGGTGCTGCTGGTGCTGGCCTGCAGGCGGATGCCGAGCAGCTCGCGCAGCGCGACAGGCAGGTCCGGGTCGGCGATGCGCCGCTCCAGGGTGGACATCTGCATGTCGGGCAGGTCGACGCCGAAGGCCTCGAGGATGTGGCGCAGCAGCTGGTCGCGCTTCGTGGCACTGGCCACCTGGCCCTCGGTCAGCTCCATCGTGCGCTTGGCCAGCGCCGTCTGCGCCATGTCGACGGCCTGCACGGCAGCGTGCGCGAGGGGCACGTCCATGCACATGCCGCGGTCATTGATGCGCTGGTCGAGGTGCCACAGCCCCAGCTCGCCGCCCCGGTAGTTCCACATCGGCATGCGCTTGTGGCACTCGCGCATCGCCTCGATGTCCAGGCCGGCGTACTCCACGAACCGCGCCCACTCGACAGGGTGCGTCTGGCGCGTCGCGCGGCGGATCTTGCTGGTGGCTGGGCGCGGCTTGCAGAACAGTTGGATCAGCTGCTTGCCGGCCTTGTCCTTCGCCTTGTCGGTCGGCACCTTCAGCACGTCGCACAGCGCGGCCAGGCCGGCCGGCAGGCCGTGGCTCAGGGCCTGGACGAGGGTGTCGCGCCAGCGGCTGGCGTCGCCCGGGTAGCTGATCCACTCGTCGCGGTAAGCGTCGTAGCAATGGCGCAGGACGGTGCGGTCGAAGTGGCTGTTATGCGCCCAAATCTCGACGGCCGGATCTTGCAGCGCAGCCTCCAGCGCATCGGGCATGGCGCGCGCCAGCGTGCAGTCCCACACGCCCACCGGGCCATCGGCCAGCGCCCATGCCATCAGCATGATCTCGGCGCCGGCCGCATATGCGTGCGTGCCGTTGGTGATCGGCACCTCGCTGTAGGTCTCGAGGTCGAGCCAGAGCTTCGTCATGGATAGTTCTCGGGGATTCGAAAGTCAGGGCTTCTCGGCGGCCATGGCGGCGTCAACGGCATCGTCCAGGCTGTCCATCGCAAGGCTGAGCAGCAACTCAAAGTCGATGGCCGGGTCGCTGCGGTCAGCATCCCGCAGGAACCGATACCGCATTGCATCCCGCGCCTCTGCTCCCCGCTGCAACTCGGCTTCAAAGCGGTGCCATGCCTTGTCAACGTCAGCGTCGGTCGGCTCGGCGGCCGGCGCCTGGGCAAGGGCGGCGCGGGCTTGCCACGCGAGCCACGCGGTGTCCGTGGCGTCGTGCGTGTAGCCCTCGCCCAGCCCAGCGTCGCGCTCCAGGTCATAGCCGTAGTTCAGCGTCTCGGTGATCCACGTCTCAAACGCCGACCGTTCGCCCCCCACCCCCTGCGCGGGATGATGGGCATAGAGGGGCGTGGTGTGGCAGTCGTTGCCGACCGGCCCAGGCATCACCATCGGCCTGCCGTCGAAGTAGGCGATCTTCCCGGCCGGCGTGAGTTCGCACCACGCCACCGGCTCTGCCTGCGCGGCAGGCTGAACCAAGTCGGCGCGGATGTACTGCACGTCATAGTCGCCCACCTCGTCCTCGGCCCAGGTGATGCCCTCGTGGTCGCTGGGGAACAGCTTGTCGCCGTCCGTGTTCTCGGGTGCGTCGAACACGTTGAGCCAGATGCGCTTGGGCGCCGTCGCGATGACACTGGCCGCCGGCCCCTCCCCAACCGTCAGGGATGGGGCAGCTAGCTTCTGCCCCAGGAACACGGCCACGGCGCGCTCCTCGGTCAGCCAGTCGGCCGGCTTGTACCAAGCCAGGAACTCGTCGGGCCAGTGGCCAGGTACGCCGGCCACGTTCTGGACGTGCTGGATGAAGGTGCCCGCCAGGAAGTCGGGCGTCGGCTCGGCCTGCTGTGCCGGAGCGGCGCGATAGGCGGCGAGGGCGTCGGCGGCCTTGCGGGTCAACGGCAAGAAAGGGTCGGCCCCGTCCAAGAGCTCATCGAGCACGTCTGCAAGGAGGGCCACAGCCGGCGCCACCTGGGCGCGCAGCCGCTCGATCTCGGCCGTCACGTCCTCGGGCGAGAACGCGGGGTGCATGCCGGCGTCTTCCAGCACCAGCTCGGGCGCCACGTCTTCATAGCCTTCGGGACGGGTGAGCTTGACGTAGACGGAGCCGGGGGTGATCTGTTCTGTCATGGTGGAGACTTTCAAGCGGGGGATTGGCTTTTGTCGGCGGCCCGGACTTCGACGATCCGGTCGGACCCTGCAATGCCCAGCACGGGGATCATGCGGACGTTGCACAGGGCTCGCTGAACGGCGCGCTCCACGTCGATGGGCAGCCGCTGCACCAGCATGCTCTGCATGGCGAGGGTGCGCTGCGTCATCTCCAGCTTGCGCTGCAGGCCAGCGATCTTGCGGTCGCGGCGAGCCAGCTTCGCCTTGAGGCGTGTCACGGTGCGGTCAGCTTCGGTCATGGGCAGGCTTCAAGGGTGGGTCGGATCGGCGCCGATGGCTTTGGCCATGGCAGCTCGCGCCTTTTCGATGGCCGGCGCGTAGTTCTGGTGCCAGAGGGAGAAGCGGTCCACTGCATCGAAGGCCAGCAGCGCCTCCAGCAGCTCGGGCGCCGCCGCGATCAGGCGCGCGTTGGCAGCGCCGACGGGCGTGTCATGGGCCATCACCACGGCGATGAGCGAGCCATGCGCATCGTGGACTTGGCCGGCGCTCGCCAGCCACTGGCCCGGCGTATGTTGCGTGTTCATGGATGAGTTCGGGGGATGGGAAAGCGTTCACTGATGCCCGGCACGCCGGGCACGGTCAGCGCTCGGTCAGGCCGTGAACGCGGCGACGCGCTCGGTCAGGCAGCCGCTGTAGTCCTGCATGGCGGCGAGTTGCGAGGTCATGCGCTCCTGCTCCTCGGGCGGCAAGCTGGCGAACCGATCGGTGGGCAGGAACTTCGCCAGCGCGTCGATCTTGGCATCCAGCTCGCGCAGCTCCAGGCGCACGCGGTCACGGAAGTCGGCAGGCACGGCGGCCAGGCGCTCCTTCAGGGCGTAGCCCAGCAGCGGCCACGCCTCGCTGATGGCGTTGTCGGTGGCGATCTTCTTGCCCAGGTCTTCGTCGTCGTTCTCGGGCGAGACGGAACAGGACGGGCGGCCGGTGATGGCGAAGCCGTTGCGCATGTTCAGTACGGCCCAGCGCAGCACCTGGCCTGACGTGGAGACGTGCTTCACGATGTCGATGCGCTCGATAGCGTCCTCGATGTCGGCGAGGCGCACGCGCGGGGCGGTCAGACCCTTGGCCTGGACTGCGGCTTCGATCTGTTGGTCGTTCATGGGGTGCCTTTCTGGCTGGTGGGGAAAAGGTTGCTGGGCAATGCCCAGTTCCAAAGGGTGGGAATTTCAGGCGGCCTTGATGCCGTGGGCGCGCTCGACGGCGCGAATCAACTGCTTCAGCGTCACGTCATCGGTGCGGGTGAACAGGTTGCGGTCGTAGTCGCCCGGCACCAGGAAGGTGATTCCGAGCGCCCTGTAGATTGCGCTCACTCGCTCATCCGTCAGCGGCTCGGCCTGCTGTGGCGGTTCTCCGGAGCCGCCGCAATCGTGGCACGGCCCATCCACGGAGTCGGCCTCCGTGCCAGGTACGTGGTAGCTGCCGCCTTCGCCTGAGCCTTTGCAAGCGGGGCAAACCGGCGCGGCCTGCTGCGCCGGGGCGGCGGGGGAGGCGGCGAGCATTGCCGGCCATGCTCGCTTGAAGTAGGCGCCACCTATCCAGTCCCCTCGGTCCTGAGATGCTGATGCCGCGTCCAGCATCTCAGGCGTCGCATCCACCGGCACCAGCTTCCAGCCAGCCGGCCCCGCCCGGGCGCGAAGCCGCTCGTTCTCGTCGGCCAGGGCGAGGAGCATGGCGGCGGCCTCCGTGCTGGCCTTGCCGTCCAGGTGGTCCCACCGGTGCCCGCTGGAGTAGTTCTGCGCCATTGCTGCGTGCAGGCAAGACAAACGGCGGGCCTCAAAGAGATTGGGTGTGTTCATGGGTAGGCTTCAAGTAAGGGACTCGGCGGCGGCCTGGGTCGCCAGATCAAGCGCCTCCTTGGCCTTCGCTTGCTGGGCGTCAGCGGCCTTGGCCTCTGCCTTCAGCAGCGCGAGCACGGTCTTGATGACCTCGTGGCCGCCGTGATGTCGAAGCAGGTCTTCGACGCTCTTGCGAAGGTCTGGCTTGGACGGGTTCAACATCAGGCCCATGCGTCGCGCAGCCTCTTCGATGCCGACTGGCTGGCCGATGTTTCCGATGCGGTCATGCATGGTGTGCTCCTGTGGGTGTGAGTTCGGGGGATGGGAAGGACGGGCCAGCGCGAGCCGGCCCGCAGTTCGTCAGGCCTTGCCGAAGAAGTAGAGCCAGTCGGCCTGGGTCAGCTCCAGGCGCTGCTCCGGGTTGGCCTCCAGCACCTGAATCCAGCCGTCGTACTCCGCGACGGCCTGGGTATGCGTGCCGATCTTGGAGTGGCACTCGGCCAGCTTGCGTTGCAAGTCGGCGTTGATCGTGACCTGGGGGCCGTGGCCGACAGACTGGGTGGCGTAGTTGCTGATCGAGGAGGCGACGCTCTCGCTCACGCTGACGCCAGACTCGCGAATGTCAGCCATGACCTTGGCCTTCTGCTCGCTCCACCAGGCCGCGCGCGACTCGCGGAAAGCCTTTTGCGCGCGGGCGCCTTCAGCCAGCTTGACGGCGGTGTATGTGAACTTCCATTCGTCGCGGATACCGGAGCCGATGCTCATCATGATTTGCCTTTCTGGGCGGTTGGGGAATGTGGTGTGGAGACGGCGCCCCACAGTCGGGGGCTTGGCTTCAGGCGGTGCGCTGGGCGGCTCGCCACTCGCGCACCTTGTTGATGACCGCAATCTCGGTCTCTTGCTGGCTGACCGGCTGACGCCAGGGACGGTCCTCCAGCACCGCCAGCGCTTCGGACGCGGAGAGCCCGCCCCGGCTGGCCAGCTTCTCCAGCGTCTGGCCGTGGTTCTGAAGCGCCTGCTTCTCGTGCGGCGCCAGGACGGCCATCGGGATGTTGGCGAGCAGCGTGGCCCGCATGATTGGCATGTTGGTGTGGTTCATGGTCGAGGCTTAGGTATTGGCTTCGTCGTCGTCGGCCGGTTCGGGGCGGAAGCTCTTGGTGCCGTAGCCACCCGCGCGCATCGCAGCCAGGATTTCCACGACGGTCGTCTCTGGCGTCCAGTCGATGGCGATCTCAAACGGCACGCTCTGCTTGCCGCCCATGCCGCCGAACGCTTCGCGCACTCGGATGACGGCCCGGCTGCCGTCAACCTTGAAGCCGCCGTAGCGGTACATGTACTCGTCGCCCTCGTGGAAGGCGCCCAGCACCTTGTCGTACAGGCCGCGCTCATCGCCCACCAGCATGTCGGTGTAGTGCAGGCCCACGATGGGCACAAACTCCTCGTTGCCGTAGTCGCAGAGCTGGCCGGTGTTGATGTCACGGATGACGTGCAGGCCCATCGACGGGTCTTTGTGCTCCTCGTAGAAGCCCACCTTCCATTGATCGATGCGGCCCGTCTTGCCGATGACCAGATCGCCCTTGACGGGCTTGCGGTAGTAGGCGAAGTGCACGTAGTGGCCGCCGTTGCCGTCGCTGAACGAGTCGGCGTCATGCACACGGCCGTTGGGGCGCAGCAGCATCGTTGTGGAAAGGCGATCCACCAGGGTGGTCAGGATGCGCTCGCGGTCGGAGAGTTTTGTCATGGGTCAGTTCCAAGTAGAGGAATCGTGGGTCAGTCCATCTTGGACAGTTCACGGATGGCAGCAGCGCACTCGCCAGCGCCGTCCGCCTTCCAGTCATAGCGGCCATCGGACGCGCCGTCGGCGGTCTGCCGAAAGCCTTTCTCCCAGTCCTCGCACACCTTCGCGGCCTCCTCCAGCGCAGCCGCCCTATGGGCCTGCATGTGTTCGGCGGCCGGCGCCTGGGTGATGGCGGCGCGGATGGCTTGGGCGATCTCGCCGGGCGTGTCGGATTCGTCCACCGGCTCAAAGTCATCCTGGCTCATGGTGCCGACGCTCCACGCCTCCCACACTCGGGTGCAGTGATAGGTGCCGCTCAGCCCGGCCGCGATGATGTCGGTCAACTGCTCATCCGTCAGGCCCGCCCCCTGCGCGGGCACCGGCGCTCATTGCGCAAGCCTCGCCCAGCGCCTGCATGTCTGCCCGTGTGCGCAGCCAGGTCGGCAGGGCCGCGAATGCCTCCTGCGGGGTCATGCCACCACCCCGCGAACCGCCTCGGCGATCTTGGCCAGGAACTCCAGCGACAGGGCGCGTTCGGTTGACGTCATCTCGCGCCACGCCTGGCCGCTCTCGCGGAGCATGAACACGCGCATGGCCGGCGCGAAGTCGATGGCGCGCAGGTGTTCCGGCATGCCGGCGATGCGCGGCATCGCGACGAGGTCTGCCGAGACGCCGTAGGCGCGGGTCAATCCCTGTTCGCCGTCGAACCAGAGCCGGGTGACTTCGCTGGGTTTGCAAGTGGTGCTCACGTATCTGCGTCCTGTGGGTTGATGGGCGAAGCGTCTATTTATTGTGATTCAACAAATACAGGTTGTGGAATCTTTTTTGTGATTCAGCAATTCGGAGACATGGCCCAGGCCACGACATCCCGGCCAATCGCGTTGCCTCTTGCCCGCCGGGTGCTAGGCCTCGCGCCGTCAAGGTCTTGGGGCTGGCGCGCGGCCGATGAGGTGGCTCTGTCCCGCGCTGGGCCGGTCGCGGGGAGGATGTGGGCAAGACCCACAAGCACCGGGGCCGAAGCCCCGGCCCGTCGTGTCAGATGCGTTCGAGGCGGTGAGACAAGCCCGTGACCGCGAGGCGGTCTTTCTCGGGAACCCACTCGACGAGGCGGCCGACGATCTCTGCCAGGCAATCCACCTGCGCCTTCAAGGCTTCGATCTGCCCCCGGCTGCCAAACGACGCCTCGTGAATGGCCTTGGAGACAAGCTCCTCAGCCGTGAAGTTGATGGTCCCGTCGGCTGTGTTGAAGGGCTGGCCTTCGATGGAGCGAACTCGCATGGCGTTCTCTGTTAGGCGAGGTCGTCAGCGGTCGCGCCGCTGGTGACGTCGTCGAAGTCGTCGTCGCTGGCCACGCCGCCGCCGGTGAAGCTGTCACCGTCGCGGAAGAACTGGACTCCCATCAGCGTGGCGTTGACGCGCTTGCCGAATTGGTTGTCCTGCGCCCAGAGCTCCAGCACGGCGTGCACGTAGCAGCCGGCGTAGGGCTTGCCGTCGGCCTCGACGAGTGGCGTCTTGTCGGCGTCCACCACCGTGGGGCGCATGGGGTTGCGCGCCGAGATGTAGAGGTTGCCGGGGAAGCCGTCGTAGGTGGCCTTCAGGTCGCCGTCGTGCAGGCAAACCTTGTCGGCCTTGCGCATCTGCACGAGCTGCGCGGCGGCCTTGGCGCCCCACTTCTCCTGCGCGGTGGCGTCGATGGCGGCGTTGATCGCCTTGACCTGCGGGTCAGCCGGGTCGATGAGAAAGCTGGCGCTGAACGCCGGCTTGCCTTCGCCGTTGACGGTCTTGGCCTCGAACAGAGTCGGAAAGGCCAGGCGGACGTTGGTGAGTTTGATCTTCATGGTGCGGGGCCCTTTCTTTAGGCGAGGTCGCAATCGGTGGCGGTCACATCGGAGAAGTCATCAGCGACGGCAGACATGACCAATGCCGGGCGCTTGTCGGATTCGGGGGCCACGCTGGGCTTGCCGTCGGACTGGGTGATCAGGGCGGCCAACTTGTCCCACTGGCGGGGGCCAATACGTGGCTTGGGCTGGCCTTCCACGCGAGGCGCTGGCTTGCCGCTCTTGTCCAGCTTCGGCGCCAGCTTCTCTGCGACCGTGGGCGTGATGAGCGACAGCTCGTACATCTCTTCCACCTTCAGGCGGAAGGTGTCTTTGAGCAGCTCCTCGGCCGCCTCGGCGTCGCTCCAGGCGCGGTTGCCCTTCTTGCCCCGCACCAGCTTGAAACCGGGTACGGCCTGGCCGGCGAGCAGGCGCGCCTCGGCCTCCGCACGCACGGCCTTGAGCCAGACCTCGATCAGGTCTGCCGCCTTGAGCGCGCTGGCCAGGGGCTGAGCGTCGCGGACCACGACATCGGCCTTGATTTCGGGTGTCGTCAGCGCCGTCAGGTCGTCGAAGTCGGCGCCGATCTCGTCCTGGACCTTGCGGGCCAGACCAGTGCAGGTGGCCTTGGCCTTGCACCAGCGGCAGCCCTTCTCGGTCGGGATCAGCGGCGCGGCCTCGCGGCGGGTGAACTCGGCGGCCTCGGCCACTTCCTCGCCGAAGGCCTGCAGGTCGGTCACCGGTTGCGCCCATTCGCTGACGGTGTTCAGTCGGGGCTGGTGGATCACCAGGCGGGCGCGCTGGAAGTCCTGCGCGATGCCGAACTCTTCCAGCGCGGCCAGCGCGTAGATCTGCAGCTGCGGGTTGTCGTCGGCCTGCACCGCGACGCCGCGGCCGAACTTCAGATCGATCACGATCAGCTCGTCGCCGGCGAGCACCACCGCATCGGCGGTGCCGTGGGCGCCGGGCTCGCCGGTGAGGTGGCCGATGGGCAGGCGCTGCTCGATCAGCAGCTCGCCCTGGGTGCTGCGCACCACGTCACGGACATAGTCGACGTAGGTCTGAACGTCGCGGGCCATGTCGGCAGTGATGGGCACGCCGTTCTCGGCCACCTCGCCGACCAGCTGCGCGGCGGGGTGGTCATTGCGCAGGGACTGCTCGGCCAGCCAGTGGGCGGCGGTGCCTTCCTCGGCATGGCCGCTGCTGGTGTCGGGCAGGTCGCGCGTCAGCGCCACAGAGCCGGGGCACGACATCCAGCGCACGGCGCTGGACGGGGAGAGTTCCGCATGCGCGCTCATGGCTCAGCCCAGTGCCTTCATGAAGTCGGCGTACTGGGCGGGCTTCAGCTCGGGGCCCTTGGCCACGTTGAAGCTCTTCAGCGTGGCGATGACGTGCGCGCGGTCGGTCTTGGCGCGCTCGGTGATGGCCTTGCCCACCTGGTCATAGGTGACGGCTTCAGTCGCAGCAGTCGAGGCTTGGGGTTCGGCTGCCGCACTGTCGGCAGACTGGGCGGACGCGTCGGCCGTCTTCTCGGGCGCACCGGCCTCCGCCGCCTTGGCAGTAGGCGAGGTACGGGCAGGGTCGGCCTTCGCAGACTTTCCCGCGGTGCTGGTGGCCACCTCCTTGGGCGCGTCGGCCTCGGCGCGCAGCTTGGCGCCCTGGGCGACGGCCATGCGGCCCATCTCCGCGGTGGTGGGCTCGGCGGTGCCGAGGTTCAGAGCCGCCAGCACAGCGTTGAGCTGGGCGGGGTTCTGCAGGGTGATGGTCATCGGGAACATGCGGGGTCCTTTCAGGCGGGGGTCACAAGGGCTTGGAGGCTGGCCAGGGGTTCGGCCAGATCGTTCATCGCGTCCGCGACCTTGGCGTCGCGGTTCAGGATTTGCTCGAGGGCGTCGACGGTCTCGACGTCAAAGCGTTGAAGCAGTTCCAGCAACTCGCGCAGGGGCCAGCCGCTGAATTCGTTGTCCGCGGCCACTAGCCGCTCGACCCGGGCCACGTCGGTGGCGCTGTCGGTGTCGATATCCAGGTCGTGCAGCTTGTCGGCGAGGGTGTCGAACGGCTCGATGCGATCCAGCAGGGCGGTGAATCGGCGGGCCAGTTCGACCTGCAGGTCGGTCGCGGTCAGCGGATCGAATTCGAGGTCGGCGTGGTGCGCGAGCTCGCGGTCTGTGAGGGCGGGGAGGTGCATGGCGGGCTCCTCAGAACGGGCGCCAGACGAAGACGTCCAGGGCCGTTGCGATGAGGGCCGCCGCGTAGGTCGCCGCGAAGGCGATGCGCTGGGCGGTGGTTTGGCGGTTCACGTTGCGTCCTCGGGTTGGAGTCAAGTTGTTAAGCCAGACTCTATACAACCAAACGGCTGTTCGCAAGTGAAATCAACCAGACGGGCGAAAAAAAAAGCGCGCTGGGTAGGCGCGCTTCGTTTCAGGGGGAGGGTGGGACTAGTCGGTGCCGGACTCCCGGTCGGCGGGCGTCAACGTGTCTTCCGGCCAGTCTTCGTAGGAGAACACTTCTTCATCCCGCATCGGATCTTCTGCAGCGCCGATCATGAGCGCCAGCTCCATCGGCTCGTCGAACTTCACCACGTTGACACCGAGTGCGCGCAGGTCCTGTTTCACCAGCTCCATTCGGCTGGCGAACACCCGCGCCGCGCCGTCAGAAATCCGAACGTGTGGCGTTGGCATGCGGAGCTTCTCGGGCGGCAGAAGCACCAGCGTGCACCGGACGCCTGGGGTTTGGGCCCGCAGCAGCAAGAGCGGCATCGCTGTGTGCACGAGCCTGGTCGGGTCGCCCACTGGGACCGGGCGGACCATCAGCGCCAGCTTGTCCGACAGGTAGTCGAACTCGCGAAACCCGCCGTTGATCTGGATTCGAACGAGGACGTTCGCCTTCAACTCCCCAGGCAGCAGTCGCGCCCAGGATTCCGTTCGGTGGCGACGAAATAGCGGCGAGTTCGGATAGCCGACTCTCTTCCCGTCCAGCTCGCTCTCGATGACGTTGGTCTGGGGCTCAGCCTCTCGGACGGACGACGGCCGCAGGTCGATGTGCGCGGCGTACTGAAACTGCACGGGCTCCTCGTCCTCATCGCCGGGCTGTGGCGGCGACTTGAGCGCCGCTTTCGCACCCATGGCGCCGCGCAAGCGGCTTGTCGTCTGCTGGACGATGTACTGGGCCGTGCGCGAGTCCGGGCCACCAACGATGGACAGCACCTGCTCCAGACGGTCCTGCGGGATCTCGTCCTTCGCGATCCATTTGGACACCGACTGTTGTTTGATCTCGAGCTTCTCGGCCAGGTCGCCAAGGTTCATCTGTTTCTCGGCCAGATCAGCCTGCAAAGCGGCTTTTAAGGACATGTTACTACCTCGGGTTGTGGATTGATTTTAGTTTTGAACGCGGCGCGCTGTATCAACATCCCTAGGTTGTTTTATTCATCCGTAAGGCTTAGGATGTGCCTATTTGGTTGTGGATATTCACCATGAGCACAGCAGCAGAGACAGGGGTCCGCGAGGCCATTCGCAAGGCAGGCGGCCAGCGGGCGCTGGGCCAGCTGGTCGGCGCCTCGCAGCAGGCCGTCGCAAAGTGGGTCCGCAAGGGCTGGGTGCCGGTGGGCCGTGTCGTCGAGGTGGAGCAGCTCACCGGCGTGCCCCGTGACCGCCTGGTGAAGCCGCAACTCGCAAGCCTGCTCGACACCAGCGGCGTCTGAGGGGCTGGTCGTGATGGCACAGCCGAAGAACCCCCTGCGTCCCTTCGTGGGCGCGAACATCCCCGACGAGCTGCGCGCGCAGTCGCGCTGGGCGCCCTGGCGGGCCCAGTGGAACGACAAGCGCCAGAAGTGGGACAAGATTCCCTGCCAGGCCAACGGCTACGGCCTGAGCACCGCCAAGCCAGAGCGCTGGTTGGGCTTCGACGCCGCGCTGGCGGCGTTCAAGGCCCGGCCTGACGCCTTCGCCGGCATCGGCTACGTGATGACCGGGCCGCATGGCCTGGTGGGCACGGACCTGGACGGCTGCGTGAACACCGACGGCACCATCGAGCCGTGGGCCGCCGAGGTCGTAGCCGCGCTGGACAGCTACACGGAGGTCAGCCCGAGCGGCCGCGGCCTGCGCATCTTCACCACGGGCGAGGTGCCCGAGGACTGGACGAACCACGAGATCGGCATCGAGGTCTACGCCGGCCACGAGCCGCGGTTCCTCACCGTGACCGGCGACGTCATTTCAGGCCATGCCGAGATGCGCCAGGCGCCGGCTGACGCGATGGCCGAGCTGTCCACCCGCTATGCCCGGGTGAAGACGACCGCCACGGTGATCACCCTGCAGCTGCCGGACCTCGTCGACGAGCTGGCGCTGCCCGACCTGGCCGAGCTGGACATCCCGTATCAGGCCCGCGACTTCCTGGCCGACGGCACGCACCGCGGCGACCGGTCGCGCGAGCTCTTCGCCGCCGCGGTGGCGCTGTACGGCGCCGGCCTGCGCGACGACGAAGTGCTGAGCGTGCTGGCCGCCAGCCCCCACGCGATGGAGGTGGCTCTGGACCACCGGCGGCAGGACGCCGACCGGGCGCTGATGTACCTGTGGACCGAGCACGGCCAGAAGGCGAAGGGCAGGGCCACCAGCAAGGTGGCCACGGTGGACGACTTCGAGGACGTGAGCGAGTCAGATGGGAAACCTTCTGTCACGCCTGGCGCAGGGCCGGCGGTCAAGAAGGCGATGCGCTTCGCCTTCGAGCCGGCCGAGCTCTTCGTGCAGGGCGCGCCTGTCACCTGGATGATCAAGCGCGTGCTGCCCCAGGCCGAGGTGGGCGTCCTGTACGGGCCGTCCGGCGCCGGCAAGTCGTTCCTGGTCACCGACCTGGCCATGGCGGTGGCCACGGGCACCGCATGGCGCGGCCGGCAGGTGGTGCAGGGTGCGGTGGCCTACATCTGCGCCGAAGGCGCCGGGGGCTTCAGGCTGCGCCTGCGAGCCTTGAGCGAGCACAGCGGCGTGGTGCTGGCCGGGTTGCCGCTGCACATCCTGGGCGAGGCGCCCAACCTGCTGGAGAAGAAGGACGTGACTGACCTCGTGGCGGCCCTGCGCACCCTGCCGGGACTGAAGCTGATCGTCGTCGACACGCTGGCCCAGACCACGCCGGGCGCCAACGAGAACAGCGGCGAGGACATGGGCCGGGCGCTGGGCCACTGCAAGACGCTGCACCGCGCCACCGGCGCGATGGTGATGCTGGTGGCGCACTCTGGTAAGGACGAGAGCCGCGGCATCCGGGGCTGGAGCGGCATCAAGGGCGCGCTGGACGTGGAGATCCAGGTCGAGCGGTCGGACAAGTACCGGGCCGCCACCATCACCAAGATGAAGGACGGCACCGGCGAGGGTGACGAGTTCGCCTTCAGCCTGCAGACCGTCACCCTGGGCCAGGACGCCGACGGCGAGGACATCACCAGCTGCGTGGTCCAGCACGGGGCCAGCGTGCCCAAGGCTCAACGCAAGGCCGAGCCGAAGGGCGTCTGGCAGCAGACCGTGCTGCGCGTCGCTCAGGGCCTGCTGGACCTGCCAGGCGCGGTCACCGCATCGCAGTTGATCGAGGCTGTCGTGGCTGAAATGCCGCCGGCTGACGACGGCAAAAAGGACCGCAGGCGGGACAACGTGCTGCGCGCGGTTGAGGCGTTGGTTGCCGCAAATCGCATTTCGCTCATCGGCGGCGAACTGGCGGTTTTATGAATCTGCAAATCGTTGCGGGGTTGAACGTGCAATTTTTTATGCCCACATCCCACATCACTCCCACAAGTGGGCCACTTGTGTGCCCTCCCAATCCCACGAATCCCACATATCCCTTTAGGGATGTGGGAGTTGTGGGACGGCCTGATGTGGTCGAGCGGACCAATCCGCAAGTTTTAGCGGACAGGTGGAACCCGCAAGAAATCGCAGATTCAGGTGGAACGAGGGCGCAAGAGCACCCAGCGACCCACGGCGTAGGTGGCCAGGGTGGTGACCAGCGGATTGACACCGCCAGGCATCGCCGCGAGCCCGACCAGGTGGAGCGCCAGGAAGACGCCGACCAGCTTCGCGAACAGCAGCCGGCCTGTGGGCCTGGACAGCCCAGCCCTCGGCAGGGTGAACCAGCACAACGCGGCGGCGATCAACGCCATGCCCAGTCCCTGAAAGAACGCATCCATACCGACCCCTTGAAAGGAACCACCATGGTAAGCATTGCCACACGAGTCCGCCGGTTGATCCGGGTGAACGAGGGCGGCCGGCGCATCGGCGAGGGCCACCACCGCGCCAAGCTCACCGACGCGGACGTCGAGCTGATCTATTCCATGCTGGACGCTGGCATGGGCTACGCCAGGATCGCGGCGAAGTTCGACGACATCCCGGGGGGCGTCGGCAAGAGCACGATCAGGGACATTGCCATCGGCAAATGCAGGGCCCAGCTGTGCGCCCGCACCAAGCGGGGCTGACCGTGGGTCACCTCATGACCGACATGGCCGACGCCATGCGCAAGGTCTCCAACGAAAGGCGCGCCCGGCAGATCCTGTCCCTGCTGCGCGGCCGCCTGGGCGATATCGAGGTGGTGGGCTGGCCGCGCCTGGAGCAGTCGCTGCGGGACGAGCTGGCGCGGGCTGAAGCCGTGGCCCGCGAACGGGGCTTCGCGGTCTGATGCCCCGGTGCGGTTAACCCGGGGGCGCCGCCGCACGATGGCGGCGTGGAACGAAAACGACCCGGCTACGACTGGAAGCCCATCTTCCTGCAGGCGCTCTGCGTGGTGCCTGTGGTCTCGCACGCCTGCAGGGTGGCTGGCATCGATCGGTCGACGGCCTATGCAGCACGCGACACCGACGAGGACTTCGTCAAGGCGTGGGACGAGGCGATGGAGAGCGGCGTCGACGAAGCCGAGGCCGAGGCCTTCCGGCGCGCGGTGCAGGGCTACGAAGAGCCCGTCGTCTACCAGGGCCACATCGCGCCGCTGATGGCGCCAGTGTTCTGCGATCTGTCCGGCCTGCCGGTCATCGATGAGGTGACCAACACCCAGAAATGGGCGCCGGTGCTGGACGAGCAGGGCCGGCCGATCCCGCTCACCGTGCGCAAGCACAGCGACGCGCTGCTGACCGTCATCCTCAAGGGCCGCCGCAAGAAGGTCTATGCCGAGCGCACCGAGCTGACGGGCGCCGACGGCGGCCCGGTGAGCGTGGCCGAGACGCTGATGGCGGCACGAAAGCGCAGTGGCCTCGCCTAGCCTCGACCTGGCCCTGGCCGAAGACCTGAGCCGGTTCTACGCGGACCCGTTGGGCTTCGTGCTCTATGCGTTCCCGTGGGACACCGACGCAAGCCTGCAGATCGTCAAGCTGCCCGAGCCCTGGTCCCTGGCCTACGGCTGCGAATACGGCCCGGACGCCTGGGCCTGCGAGCTGCTGGAGGACATCGGCCGCCAGGTGCACGACCGCGGCTTCGACGGCGTCACGCCAGTGGCACCGATCCAGTTCGCGGTCAGCTCAGGCCACGGCATCGGCAAGTCCGCGATGGCCGCCTGGCTGACGCTGTGGATCATGTCCACCCGCCCGCACTCCAAGGGCGTGGTGACCGCCAACACCGGTGAGCAGCTGAGCAGCAAGACCTGGGCGGGCGTCGCTGCCTGGCTATCCCGCGCGGTCAACAAGCACTGGTTCACGATCACGACGGGCAAGGGCGCCATGAAGCTCGTGCACAACGAGTTCCCGGAGAGCTGGCGTGTGGATGCGCAGACCAGCCGCGAGGAGAACAGCGAATCCTTCGCCGGCCTGCATGCGGCCAGCTCGACGCCGTGGTATCTCTTCGACGAGGCCAGCGCCATCCCCGCCAAGATCTGGGAGGTTGCCGAGGGCGGCAAGACCGACGGCGAGCCGATGCACTTCGCTTTCGGCAACCCGACCCGCAACACCGGCGCGTTCGCCGAGTGCTTCGGCAAGCAGCGGCACCGCTGGATCACCCGGCAGATCGACAGCCGCAACGTCGCCATCACCAACAAGGCCCTGCTCAAGGGCTGGGTGGACGACTTCGGCGAAGACAGCGACTTCGTGCGGGTGCGGGTCCGCGGCGTCTTCCCGCGCGCCAGCACTGCGCAGTTCATCCCGCGCGATCTGGTCGACGGCGCGATGGCGCGCAACACGGCCATCGACCGGCCTATCGGGCGCACCGCCGTCGTCGGCGTGGACGTGGCGCGGTTCGGCGACGACAGCAGCGTCATCTTCACGCGCATCGGCCGCGATGGCATCTCGGTCCCGCCCAAGCGCTTCAGGGGCCTGGACACGATGCAGATGGCGGCCCGCGTGTCCGAGCACATCAGCATGCTCGAGGCGCTGGGGCTACGCGTGGTGGTGTTCGTGGATGGCGGCGGCGTGGGTGGCGGCGTGGTGGACCGGCTGCGCCAGCTGAATCGCGACGTCATCGAGGTGCAGTTCGGCGGCCGGCCCGACGACCCACAGAAGTACGCCAACAAGCGCGCCGAGATGTGGGGCAAGGTGAAGGACTGGCTGCCCATCGGCGGCCTGCCGCACGACGAGACGCTGGCCACCGACCTGACGTCGGTCGAGTACGGGTTCAGGCCCGACGACACCATCCTGCTGGAGAGCAAAGAGTCGATGAAGAAGCGCGGCCTGGCCAGCCCCGACGATGGCGACGCGCTGGCGCTGACCTTCGCGCAGCCTGTGCCCGAACTGCCACTGCCGCCAGGCCAAGAGCGCGACACGCGCGGCGAGGCGCTGGGCTACGACCCCATGGCGGCCATGCGCGGCTGATCGGGTGCGGTTAACGCGCTGACCCGCTTCCACACTGGCCGGCATCCCATGCCTTCGGGTGCCTCGCCATGTGCATGTCTCGCCCCAACATCAAGCCGCCCGACCCAGTCCAAGAGGCCAAGACGCCCGACTTCACTGCGCAGCGTGACGCGCGCAAGAAGCTCGCGATGAAGGGCGGCAGCACGCTGCTGACCGGGCCCACGGGCATCGACCTGGCTGCCGGCAACGCGGCCAAGCCCACGCTGCTGGGCAGCTGACCGATGGCAGACCTGACCCCGCTCCAGCTGCACCGCCTGCGGGTCTCCGAGCTCACGCAGGAACGGTCCTCGTGGGTGTCGCATTGGCGCGAAATCAGCGAGTACCAGCAGCCGCGCGCCGGCCGCTTCGTGATCAGCGACCGCAACCGCGGCGAGAAACGCCACCAGTCGATCTATGACCGCACCGCCATCGGTGCGCACCGCACGCTGGCCGCCGGCCTGATGTCGGGCATGACGAGCCCGGCCCGCCCGTGGTTCCGCCTGGGTCTGGCCGACAGCGACCTGATGGAATACGCCCCGGTCAAGACCTGGCTGCATCGCACGGGCTTGGTACTGCGCAAGGTCTTCTCCAGCAGCAACACCTATCGCGCGCTGCAGCAGGGCTATGCCGAGCTGGGCCTGTTCGGCACCTGGGCCACGGTGGTCGAGGAGGACTTCGACGACGTCCTGCACCACCATCCGCTGACCATCGGCGAATACGCGCTGGCCACCAACGCCAAGGGCGTGGTGGACACGTTGTCGCGCGAGTACGAGATGACGGTGGGCCAGATCGTCAAGAAGTTCGGCCTGGCCAACGCCAGCACGACTGTGAAGACTCTTTACGACCGGGGCCGCCTCAATGCCTGGGTGCCGGTGGTGCACCTCGTCGAGCCCCGCGAGGAGCGCGACCCGCGCAAGCGCGACGCGAAGAACATGGCGTTCGCGTCCTGCTACTTCGAGAAGGCCAACGACAACACCGAGCGATACCTGCGGGAGGCGGGCTACAAGCGCTTTCCGGTCCTGGCCCCGCGCTGGGAGACGGTGGGCGGCGACATCTACGGCCACAGCCCCGGCATGGAATGCCTGGGTGACGTGAAGCAGCTGCAGCACCAGCAGTTCCGCAAGAGCCAGGCCATCGACTACCAGAGCAACCCGCCCCTGCAGGTGCCGGTCGAGCTGAAGGACTCGGTCAAGGCCCGGCTGCCGGGCGGCGTCAGCTACTACAACCAGATCACGCCAGGCGGCGGCATCCGCACGGCCTACGAGGTCAACCTCGACCTGAATGCCCTGCGCGAGGACATCGTCGACGTGCGCAGCCGCATCCGCGCCGCCTACTACGAGGACCTGTTCCTCATGCTCGCGAACGACACGCGCAGCGGCATCACCGCTACCGAGGTGGCCGAGCGGCACGAGGAGAAGCTGCTCATGCTGGGCCCGGTGCTGGAGCGTCTGCACAACGAGCTGTTGAGCCCGAAGATCGACATCGCCTTCGACTACGCGGCCGAGGCCGGCATCCTGCCCGAACCCCCGCCCGAGCTGCAGGGCCTGGATCTGAACATTGAATTCGTCAGCACCCTGGCCCAGGCGCAGCGCATCGTGGCTGCCCAGGGCATGGATCGCCTGATCGGCACCGTCAACAGCATGGCCACGCTGTGGCCCGAGGTGCGCCACAAGATCAACGCCATGCAGGTGGTGGACGACTACGCGGACGTCTACGGCGTCAACCCCGAGCTGGTGCTGGACGACGAGAGTGCCGGCGCCGCGGCAGAGGCCGAGCGTCAGGCCATGGCCGCACAGCAGGCCGCGGCGAACGCACCGAACTTGGCTAAGGCTGCCCAGGCAGCCGGCAACACCAACCCCGATCAACTGCGCGAAGTCATGGGCATGTTCCAGGGCTACGGCGCACCAGTAGGAGCATAGAAATGGGCACCAAGGTTTCAGGCGGTTTTGCGTTCCTGGAGGACGACGTTACGGGTGACCCCGTCGGTTTCCGCCGGGCACGGGACGGCAAAGAGTTCCCCCTGGTGTCAGGGGGTGGGAACAATGTGAAGCTCCCCAAGTGGCGCCGCGCGCTGGCCAAGGTCAGGGCAGGGACTGCTAACGCCAACCTGATGGCACTCGGCGACAGCACGACTGCCGGCTCCTTTGCCACCGGCAACGGGTATGTCGCAAGCGCCCGGTCGATGAGCTACCCAACGCAGTTGGCCGCCCTGATGGCGACGGCGACGGGGCTGCCGATCAATCTGAACACCTTCGCGGGTTCCAACGCCGGCAGCTCAGACTTTCTGGCCTACGACCCCCGCTGGACATCTCTCGGCACGAACTGGACGGTAGGAGCGATCCCGAGTTTTGGCGGGTCACTGATCGGCAACAACAACGCTGGCAACTACACGACTGCCAAGTTTCAGACCAGCGGCATCACCGACACGGTCGACATCTGGTATCTCCAGAACACCAGCTACGGCACCTTCACTGTGTCTATCGACGGCGGGCAGTCCACCAGCGCCAACATCGTTGCGGCCGGCGCGATCAGCATGCAGAAGGTGACCAAGACCTTCACGCGCGGCAGCAACCACGTCCTTGAGTTCAACAAGGTGGCTGACGGCAACGTCTTCATCGCTGGCTTCTGCGCCTATGACTCTCAGGTCAAGTCGGTGAACATCTTCAACGGCGGCTACCCTGGCAAGAAGGCCAGCGACTTCGTCGCAAACACCAACGTGTGGGACCCGCTGCCGATGCTTGGCACGTTCGCGCCAGACCTGACGCTGTTGAACATCAACATCAACGATTGGATCGCCGGCACCGCAGCGGCGACGTTCACGTCTCAGATGCAGACCATCATCACGCAGGCCCAGTTGTCGGGCGACGTGCTGCTGCAGACCGGCATGCCGAGCAAGATCACCAGCGCCACGCAGGCGGCGCAGGATGCCATCACCGTGGCGACGCGGCTGCTTGCTCAGCCGCTCAACATCCCTGTGGTCGATGTGTCGTCGGCCTGGTGCGACTACACCACGGCGGTGGCCAGCGGCTACTTCTTGCCGGCCAATGACGTTGTCCACCCGGGCGCCGCAGGCTACGCCAACGCGGCCCTGCTGATCTCGCAGGTCATCAGCGCCTGACTCAGATGCGCGGCTGCAGGCAATCGTCGGCGTGCCCGAAGTACGCACCGCCAGCGCAGCACCTCGTCAAGAGGTTGCGGGCTTCCGTCAGCCGCTTGTCGGCGGCAGCCGTGTTGTCTGGTGTGGGCTCCGCTGCCGCGCGCGCTGCGGCGCTGACCCAGGCCTCAAGCGTCTCGAATTGCTTGTTCGTGAACATGTCTCTTCTCCCTGGCCCACGTTCTAGGGGCCTTGGCGAAATGTTACATGTTTCCAGCTGACCTGATTCCCATCCCCTGCCGGTAACGATCCCCATCCCCTCCGCGAGGGGACACCCAAGGCCCGCCTACTCGGTGGGCCTTTTCGTTTTTGGCTTCCAGGCCTCAATCAGCGCCTCGAATTCGGCCTTCTCTGCCGACATGATCTTCGCCCATAGGTGCGGCACCAGGCGGATGGATCGCTGTATGCGGAGCTCCTCCTCGGGCTTGAACGGGGGGCCGCGTTTGGGTTTGGCATCGGTGCTCATGCCGAATTGTTGCATCACATGAATCAGGGGTGTCCATCCCTAGATTGTAGTGATTCAATAATCACATGACTGAACGCAACGCACCATGACCGCCGATGCCCTTGCCGACGTGCTGGATTCGATAGCGCGGGCGATCCGCTCGCTGCCATCCGGTGCACAGCCGACGCCGCGGTTTGAGGGGTGCGGTTAACGCGGCACACCGCTCACACACTGCCTGCACATGGCAGCGATGCGAGATCCCACAGACCTCCGCGCGCAAGAGACCGACGCAGCTGATTCACAGCAACGCGACGACCTCAAGCAGCGACAGGAAACCGAAGACCTCAAGTGGCTGCTGGCGCACCAGCAAGGGCGACGGATTGCATGGCGCTTGATGAGTGATGCGGGGGTCTTCCGATCCACGTTCAACCACTCCGGCAGCGTGATGGCCTTCAACGAGGGCCAGCGCGCGCAGGGACTCAAGCTGCTCATGGCGATCATGGCCCACGCCCCGGATGCGTTCACCAAGATGCAGAAAGAGGCGAAAGCCGATGAGCACTGAATCGCAGGAAACCGGCGCAGTCATCACCGAAGCCGGGGAACAGCAAGCCGCCGCGGGCACGTCGCCCAATGCGGGCAACGAAGGCGCGACGGGCGAGCAAGCGACCGCAGGCAAGACCGCAACGGAACTGGAGGCAGCTGCTGCCGCCAAGCCCGCTGCCGAAGCTGAAGTCGTCTACGAGTTCACCGCGCCTGAAGGCGTGACCCTTGACCAGGCCCAGGTGGAGAAGTTCACCGTGCTTGCCAAGGAACTGAAGCTGCCGGCCGACAAGGCCCAGACCCTGGTGGATCTCGTCACCGAGGTGGAAGTCCAGCGGCGCGAGCAGCACGAAACGCTGAAGACGAAGTGGGCCGACGAAATCAAGGCGGACAAGGTGCTCGGGGGCGACAAGCTCGACGAAACCCTGGCCACCGCGAAGAAGGTCTACAGCCTGTTGCCCGAGAAGGAAGCGACGGAGTTCAAGGCCCTGATGGACCTGTCCGGCTTTGGCAACCATCCCTCGATGGTCCGCCTGCTGCACGCCGTCGGAACCGCGCTGAGTGAAGACAAGTTCGTTGCGGGTGGCAAGTCGCCCGGCGCCATTGGCGCAAGCGGATTTTTCGACAACAGCAACATGAATCCCTGACTCAAGGAACTTGAGACATGACTACTCTTGCGAATACCCACCCGACCCTGCTGGATCTGCGCGCTCGCCTCGGTGCGGACGACAAGATCGCCACGGTGATCGAGGCTCTGAACCAGAGCAACGAGATCTATGACGACCTGGTGATGCTGCCCGGCACGGACCTGACCGGCATCGAGACCACGGTGCGCACCGGCATCCCCGAACCCACCTGGCGCAAGCTGTACGGTGGCGTGCAGCCGACCAAGTCCACCTCGGCCAAGGTCCGCGAGGGCTGCGGCATGCTGGAGGACTACAGCGAGATCGACAAGGCTCTGGCCGATCTGAACGGCAACAGCGCTGCCTGGCGCCTGTCGGAAGAAATGCCCAAGCTGGAAGGCTTCGCGCAGAAGGTCGCCCGCTACTGCTTCTACGGCAACGAAGCGACCGAGCCCGAAGGCTTCACGGGCCTGTCTCCGCGCTACAACTCGCTGAGCGCGCTGAACGCCGAGAACATCCTCAAGGATGCGACCGGCTCCAGCACGAACAACTTCACCTCGATCTGGCTGTGCGTGTGGTCCCCGGTCACGGGCTTCGGCTTCTACCCGAAGGGCTCGCAGGCCGGCGTCCAGACCAGCGACAAGGGCCAGGTGACCATCGAGAACGTCGATGGCGCCGGTGGCCGCATGGAGGCCTACCGCACGCACTACCGCCAGGACATGGGCCTGGCGGTGCGTGACTGGCGCTACTTCGTGCGCATCCAGTTCCGCACCTCGGCGATCACCAAGGCCGGCACCACGGGCGCCGTGCTGGGTGACCTGATGGCCAAGGCCATGCGTCGCATCCCGAACCTGGCCACCGGTCGCGCTGCGTTCTACATGAACCGCAACTCGATGGACGCCTTCGACCTGCAGGGCAACAACCACCCGTTGCTGCGCTTCACCACGCAGGAGACCGCGCAGGGCAAGTTCATCCAGACCTTCCGGGGCATCCCGGTGCGTCGCGTGGACCAGCTGCTGGACACCGAAGCCGAAGTCGTCTAAGCGGCCAGCCCGAACCCCGAAAGGACATCATCATGATTCTCGACGAACGAACCGAGTTTGCCGACGCGCTGGCCATGAACACGGGTGGCGTCGCCACCTACAACGTGGGCGACGTGATCGACACCCAGGGCCAGGCCATCGGCCAGGCCAACCTGACCCGCGACCTGGGCCTGACGGAAATCTGGCTGGTCATCCGCGTGGCGGTGGTCGCCGCCGGCGCCAGCGCGGTGGGCCAGTGGCGCCTCGTGTCCGACGACACGGCCACGCCCAGCACGACCACGGCGACGGTGCACTACACCTCGGCGGCCATCCCGATGGCCACCCTGGCGGCCGGCTACACCATCGCAGTGGTCAAGCTGCCCTCGGGCGCCTACGAGCGCTACCTGGGCATCCAGCAGATCACCAGCGGCGCGGCGTTCTCGTCCGGTTCCATCGACGCGTTCCTGACGAGCGACCCGAACCTCTGGCGCGCCTACGCTGACAACGTCAACTGATCGAGGGGAACAGCGATGGACAAGGCTGAATCCCCCAAGTACGACAACGTCGAGGTGCGCGCGCTGAGCCGCATGTTCGTCGGCGGCCGAATGGTCGGCCCCGGCGAGAAGGGCGGCGCCACGTTCCGCTTCACCGGCGACGAGCTGCCGGGCAACACGGCCCTGGCCGCGGAGCCCGAGCCGGCAGTCAAGGCGAAGCCGCTGAACGGCGACACGAAGCCGGCCGATGCGAAGGCGGCGGTCAAGGCCAAGGCCGCCGGCGCATCGGGCAGCGACTTGGCCTGAGCCACGCCGCATCGAAGCAATGACCGGGGGCCTCGTGCCCCCGTTCTTCCATCAGGAGAGCCCGCATGGCTTTGGTGAGCATGAAGACGGACGACAGCTGCGCAGTCGACTGCAGTCCGAACCCCTACGGCTATGGCCTGCGCTTGCGGCTCAACGATGACCAGTGCGAGGCGCTTGGCATCAAGGCCGCGCTGGCGGCCGGCGCCGCGGTCATGGTGACCGCTCGGGCCGTGGTGACCGAGGCCACCCAGCGCATGGAAGCCGACGGCGACGACAAGGGCCCCGACATCACGCTCGAGCTGCAGATCACCGACATGGCGATCAAGGCGGGGGGCGGCGGCCTGTTCGAGAACTCCAACATGGAGCCCTGATCCATGGCCTCGGATGTCGACGTCTGCAACATGGCCCTGAGCCTCCTCGGCAGCGAGGCTGCCGTTGTGAGCCTGAGCCCGCCCGATGGCAGCGCCGAGGCCGGCCACTGCAAACGATTCTTTGCGCTGGCCCGACGCCAGGCACTGGAGATGTCGGCGTTCTCGTGGACCAAGAAGCGCGCGGCCATGGCCAGCGTGACGAACCCGAGCGACGTGTGGGGCTACGCCTACCAGCTGCCCGGCGACTGCATCACCCCGCTGCGCGTGCTGCAAAAGAACATCTTTGACAGCGGCGTGCTGGACAGCTTCACCGGTCGGATCGTCACGGCCGACGAGCTGCGCACGATGACCGAGGCGATGGGCGCCGAGTTCCAGATCGAGGGCGACATCATCCTGACGCACGAGCCCGAGGCCGTGCTGCTCTACGCCCGAGACATCACCGACCTGACCCGCGCCAGCGCGGCGTTCATCAGCGGCTTCAGCTACCTGCTGGCCAGCTACATCGCTGGTCCGATCATCAAGGGCAAGGAAGGCGCCGCGGCCGGCCGCGAGCTGCGCGACGCCGCGCGCTCGGTGTTGACCGACGCCGCAGTGCAGGACGTGCCGCCCGGCAGCGAGAGCCAGGATTTCATGCCCGACTCGATCAGGGCCCGCGGCTGATGGCCAAGTCCATTCAGCGCAGCTTCGCCGGGGGTGAGATCACGCCCGAGATGTACGGGCGCATCGACCTGACGAAGTTCCAGACCGGCCTGGCGCTGTGCCAGAACTTCCTGACGCTGCCGCACGGGCCGGCCGCACGCCGCCCCGGCGGCTACTTCGTCAACCAGTGCCGATACGCGTACACGCCGGGCACCAGCCGGCCCGTGAAGCTGCGCCCATTCATTTTCAGCGCCGGCCAGGCCTACGTGCTGGAGTTCGGCGACAGCTACGTGCGCATGCACAGCGCGGCCGGCACGGAGCTGGAGGCGGCCAAGGCCATCACCAGTCTGACGCTCGCCAACCCCGGGGTGTTCAACATCGCCGCGCACGGCTACTCGGTGGGCGACTGGCTCTTCGTCGACCAGCTGCCGACCAGTACCCTGTCGGCCCGGGTGAGCGGGCGCTTCTTCATCGTGGACACGGTGCCCGACGTGGACCACTTCACGCTGCGCGCGCCGCCCAGCTACGGCGCGGGCGCCGGCACCGCGCTGAGCACGGCCGGCCTGGATGCCTTCAGCGGCGGCCAGGTGCGCCGGGTCTACACGCTCGCCGCGCCGTACCTCGGCACCGACATCCTGAACTACGCGCAGTCCAACGACGTCATGACCCTCACCAGCACCGCCTACCAGACGCGCGAGCTGCGGCGGCTGGGCTCGGCGAACTGGCAGTTCGCGTCCGTCAGCTTCGCCATCACGCTGGCTGCGCCCACCGGCCCCGGTGCAGTAGCCACGATCCCGACGGCCACCAACCCGACGACCCAGAGCTACGTGGTCACCGCGGTGGGCGCGGATCTCGTCACGGAATCGGTCGCGTCGGCGGTGGCGACGTGCAGCAACAACCTGACGCTCGCCGGTAACTTCAACACCATCAGCTGGTCGTCGGTCGTGGGCGCGTCGCGCTACTACGTCTATCGGCTACGCGGCGGCACCTACGGCTTCATCGGCCAGACGGAAGGCCTCAGCCTGGTGGACGACAACATCACACCCGACGTCGTGACCACGCCGCCCACCAGCAGCATCGTCCTGAACACCGGCGCCGGCGACTACCCGGCCGCGGTGACCTACTACGAGCGCCGCCGCTGGTTCGGCGGCACCGGCCTGAAGCCCCAGAACTTCTGGTTCACGCGCTCGGGCACCGAGAACAATCTGAGCAGCAGCATCCCCGGCCAGTCCGACGACGCGCTCGAGCTGCGCATCGCCAGCCAGCAGCAGCAGAACATCCGCCATCTCGTGGCGCTGCAGGACGTCGTGGCGTTGACCGCCAGCGGCGAGCACCGCATCTTTGCCGACGGCGGCCCGGTCATCAGCCTGGAGACGCTCAGCATCAAGCCGCAGGGCGCCACCGGCGCCAACCTCGTGCAGCCGGCGCTGGCCAATGACCGCGCGCTCTACGTCCAGGCCCAGGGCAGCTACATCCGCGAGCTCGCATTCGACCCCTCGGGCCTGGGCCGGTTCACCAGCGAAAACGTCTCGATCATGGCGCCGCACCTGTTCGACGGCTTCACGATCACGGACCTGGCCTACTGCCGCGCACCGGTGCCGGTGCTGTGGGCGCTGCGCAGCGATGGCGTGCTGCTCGGCATGACGCACATGCCCGAGCAGCAGGTCTATGGCTGGCACCGCCACGTCAGCGGCGGCCACGACGCGACCGACACGCCCTTCATCGAGTCCATCTGCTCCATCCCGGAGAACAACGAGGACGTGCTCTACATGGCCGTTCGGCGTCAGCTGGGTGGCGGCTACTACAGCGTGAACATCGAGCGGCTCACCACCCGCCACTTCATCGACCAGAGCGACGCCTTCTTCGTCGACTGCGGCCTGACGTATTCCGGCGCCCCGGTCAGCCGGATCTCGGGGCTGTGGCATCTCGAGGGCCTGGAGGTGGACATCGCGGCCGACGGCGCCGTCATGCCGCGCCAGACCGTCAGCGGTGGCGGCATCACGCTGGACTCGCCGGCCAGCACCGTGCACGTTGGCCTGAACTACGTCAGCGACCTGATGACGCTGCCCATGTCCTACGAAGGCGCCCCGGCGTCAGGGCAGGGCACGATGAAGAACGTCAGCAAGGTCTTCCTGCGGGTGAAGGCGTCCAGCATCGCCAAGGCCGGCCCCCGCTTCGACAAGCTGCGCGAGTACCCAGCGCGCGAGGTGAGCGACCCCTACGGTGCGCCGCCGGCGCTGCGCACGGCCGAGCTGGGCATCACGCTGGACCCGAGCTGGACGACGGACGGCAGCATCTGCGTGCGCCAGGACCAGCCCCTGCCGTTGACCGTCTGCGCGATCTCCCATGAGACAGCTACCGGCGGCGGTTGAGTTCCGCGCGCCGCAGCCGGGCGACGCTGCTGCGGTGGCCGCGGACCTGCGCGATGCCGACCTGGCCGAGATCATCGCTGCCGGCCTGGACGACGTCGAGGGCGTGATCCAGGAGGGCATCGACCATTCGGCCCTGTGCTGGACGGCCACCGTGAACGGCAGGCCGGTGATGGTGTTCGGTGTGCGCGAGTGGGACGGCTGCGGCGCGCCCTGGCTGCTGGGCACCGAGGAACTGCTGCGGCACAAGGGTGCGGTTATCGGCCAGGCCCCGGCCTACATTGATTTGATGCTGCAGGCTTTCCCGGTGCTGATCAACCACGTACACGCCAAGAACGACAAGGCGGTGCGCTGGCTCAAGCGCGTCGGCTTCAAGCTGGCCGCACCCGAGCCGCACCCGGTAACGGGCGAGCCGTTCCAGCAGTTCACGATGGAGGCCTGACGTGGATCTGATCACGCTGCTCAGCACCCACATGCCCGCCGTCACGCGCGAGCGCATCCTGGCCCTGCAGGACGCCGCGCTGTCGTCCGACCCGGACGAGTTCCCGCGGCTGGACTGCCCGCTGGTGCACCGATTCATCCCGGGCATGTACGCCCGCGAGATCTTCATGCGCAAGGGCACCTTCGCCATCGGCAAGATCCACCTGAAGGCGCACTTCAGCGTGATCCTGGGCGACATCAGCTTCGCGTCTACCTTCGAAGGACTGCAGCGCGTCACCGGCTGCGAAACCTTCGAGTGCTCGGCCGGCATCAAGCGCGCGGTCTACGCCCACGAAGACACATGGTGGACGACGTTCCACCCGAACCCGACCGACGAGCGCGACCTGGCCAAGCTGGAAGCGATCCTCATCGCCCCCGACTTCGCCGCGCTGGATGCCTCGGGGGTGCTGCAATGACCTGGGCTGTCGTTGCCTTGGGCGTCGCCGCGGCAAGCGCCGCGGCCGGGGCATACAGCGCCTACCAATCCGCCGGGGCCGCGAAGGACCAGGCCAACTACAACGCCCAGGTGTCGGAGCTGAACGCGCAGGATGCTCGCCGCGCAGGCGACGAGGAGGCGGCCAAGGTGCGCCGCCAGAACGCGCAGCTCGCAGCCGCCCAGCGCGCGGGCTTCTCGGCCAAGGGCATCGACTTCGAAAACGGATCAGCCGGCGACGCGCTGGATCAGACCGACTTCTTCGGCCAGGTGGATCAGACCATCGCGAAGCAGAACGCGGCGCGCCAGGCCTGGAACCTCCGGGCGCAGAAGAACGGATATGAGTACCAGGCCGCGGTGTCGCGCCCGGGCATGGCCGCCGGCCTCTCGCTGCTCGGCAGCGCCAGCTCCGTCGCGTCGAAGTGGTACGGCGGTGGCGGCGCCAAGCCGGCGAAGGGCTGACCGTGCCGCGCGTACCCCTCAGTCAAGGCCCACAGGGCACCCTCCAGGCGCAGAACGGCGGCTACATGCCGCAGGTGGATGGCGGCCTGCCGTCGCGGCAGCTCGCATCTGCGCTCGGCCAGGTCAACGATGCGGTGGACAAGTACGTCGAGCGCGACGCGCAGGACCAGGCGTGGCGCACGCAGGCTGACATCAACACCGCCTGGGTGAAGTGGAACGCCACGGAGTCCGAAGCCAGCCGCGGCGTCAACGCCAAGGGCTACAGCGAGCGCGTCAGCCAATGGTGGAAGGACGCGGCCGAGACCTACGGCAAAGACCTGAACCCCATCTCCAAGCGCATGGTGTCGCGCAATCTCCTGCAGGCGCAGGTCTCGGCGCTCGACGGCGCCAGCCGGCACGAGAACCAGGAGCTCGACCGCTCGCGCGCCGAGGCATTGGACGGCTCGCTCCAGGCGGAGGTCAGCCGCGGCGCCGCCGGCGGCCCGACCGCGGCGGCCGGATCGGTGGGCATCATCCAGAACAACCTTCGCGAGTTCGCCGCGGCCACCGGCAAGCCGACCGAATGGGTCGCCGCGCAGGAGATGAAGTACACGACCGCGCTGCACGCCAACGTCATCGCCGGCCTGATCCAGGCGGACCCGGCCAGGGCGCAGGAATACTTCACCGCGAACAAGGGCCAGATCGACGGCACCCGCCACGACGAGATCGGCAAGACGATCAACGCCACGAGCGCCATCAACGACGGTGACAAGGCCGCCGGCCAGGTCTGGGCCAGCACCGGGCCGCGGAACTACAACGATCCCGTGCCGCTCGACAAGATGGAGGCCCAGCTCCGCGAGACCTACCCGAACGACGCGCCGCGGCGGCAGGCCGCCATTGCTGCGCTTCGGGAGCGCGCTGCCGCGCACAACGCCGCCCAGGCAGAGAGCAACGCCGGCAACACGAACGCGGTCTACGCGCTGATGGACGGCGGCCGGCCGATGGCCCAGGTGATGCGCGCGCCGCAGTGGCTTGCGCTGCCCGCGGCCGAGCAGCACAAGATCATGCTGCAGCGCGAAGGCGAGGCCGCCGCGCGGGAGAGCCGTGCAGCTGCCGCCGAGTCGCGTGCTTTCACGGCAGAGCAGCGCAAGGATCGCCAGCTGCTGATCGGCAACGGCGACGCCTACCTGCGCTACAGCGATCCCGAGGTGCTGGCGCGCATGACGCGCCCCCAGGTGGAGGCCACCCGCGCCGTCTTCGGCATGGAGGGTGCGCAGCACCTGCTCGCCCGCTACGACACGCTGCAGAAGCCCGGCGCTATTGCCGAGGCCCGCATCGACAAGCAGGACTTTGAGCACATCGCCGAGACGATGGGCCTGGACCCGTTCAACGCCAAGACGCCCGAAAAGAAGAAGCAGCTCGGTGAGCTGCAGTTCCGCGTCGAGCAGATGATCAACATCGCACAGCAGGCCAAGAAGCAGGCGCTGACCCGCGACGAGAAGATGACGCTGATGCAGGGTGAGCTGGCTCGACAGGTGACCGTCAACCCGGGCTGGTTCAGCGCCAACCGGCAGACGCCGGTGATCCAGCTGTCGCCCGCCGACGCGGGGCGCGTGGTGGTGCCAGCCGCGCGACGCGATGCGCTGGCCAGTGAGATGCAGGCGCTGTATGCGGTGGGCAAAAACCCGGACTACGCGCCGACCCCCGCCAATCTCCAACGCTACTACCTGCGCACGCAGTCTCGCGCTGCGGACCTGATCGAGAAGAAATGAGCGACTCCGTATTCGACGACCTGATGGCGGCCGAGACGGACCGCAAGCGCCAGGCCCTGGCGGGCAACCTCACCACTGCGGTGACCGTCAACCCCGACCAGTTCAGCACCCAGCGCCGCGTGGCCGGGTATCTCGGCTACCCCACGGCAGTCGTTCAGGCCATGCCCGCGCTGGAGGCTCAGGCCAAGGTGCGCCAGGTCCAGGCCGACGCCGAGACGCACCCGGTGCTGGAGGATCGGTTCAGCGACGCGGACTTCGCGAAGCTCGCGCACGACGACAGCGGTGCGCTGTCCAAGATCGGCGCCGCCGTGCGCTACCTCGTCAGCGCGCCCGGCGCCGACCGCGGCGGGCTGGTGGGAGACGTGGCTCGCGCGGGGCGCAGCATTGCGTCGGGGGCGCCGAAGTTCAATGCGGGCGCCTACAACGCCACGGCGTCCGTCTTCGGCCTGGCCGACCAGGGCCTGCAGGCGCTGGACGACGCGGCGGCCTGGATCACCGGCACCAAGCGCCGGCAGATCGTTGGCAGTCCCGGCCCCGAGGGGTTCCTGCGCTATCTCGGCGCGGGCGCTGACGCCACTGCCGCCGCGGTGGCCGGCGAAGACCCGGGCGCGGGCATGGTCGAGAAGTCCGTCATGTCCGGCTTCCAGTCGGCCGGCCAGAACCTGGTCACGCTGCCGCTGGGCCTGATGGCCTTGGGCGAGAAGGCCATGCTGGCAGCGATGGGCCTGGTGACGGGCGGCCAGAGCTACGGCAAGGCGCGCGATGCAGGCCTGAGCCCGCTGCGCGCCACGGCATACGGTGCGCAGGATGCGGTGGCCGAGGTGCTGACCGAGAAGTACCTCGGCGCCTCCGGGCTGCTGCAGGGCATCAAGGCCGGGGCGTCCGCCACGAAACTGGCCATCTACGAAGTCACCAAGGAAGTGCCCGGCGAACTCGCGGCCACGCTGTGGCAGAACTTCAACGAGTGGACGAACCTGAACCCCGAGAAGTCGCTGGCCGAGTTCCTGAAGGAACAGCCCGAGGCGCTGGCGCAGACCGTCATCGCCACGCTGGTGGGCGGCGGCACGCAGATCGGTGCGGTCAAGGGCATCCAGAAGGTGGCCGAGAGCGTGATGGGCATGCGCTTCGAAGGCATCGAGGCGCAGCGCAGCGCGGATGCACTGGCCGATGCGCTGAAGGCGGCGGGCGAGTCCAAGCTGCGCGACCGCAGCCCCGACGAGCTGCGCGCCGTGCTGGGTGAGATGGCCGGCGACAACGAGATCCGCTTCGACGCGCGCACGCTGTCCGAGACGCTGCAGCAATCCGGCATGGATGCCGAGGCCATCAAGCAGGCGCTGCCCAGCGTTGCCGACCAGATCGTCGCGGCCACCGAGTCCGGCGCCGAGGTGCGAATCCCCGTCGGCGAGTTCCTGGCCGGCGCCACGGGCACGCCGCTGGAGCAGGTGCTGTTGCAGCACGCGCGCATCGGCAACAACGAGATGAGCCAGGCCGAGGCGAAGCAGGCCGGCGAGCAGGCCGCGCAATACCTGGAGACCGAAGCGCAGCGCGTGCTGGCCCAGGCTCAAGATGTCAAGGCCATGCAGGAGAGCAGCGATCGCGTGCGCCAGCAGGTGCTGGACCAGCTCAACACCCTGGGCCGGTTCCGCCAGGCCGTGAACGAGGGCTATGCCACCTGGGCCGCGGCCTTCTACACGACCATGGCCGGCCGCACCGGGCTGACGCCCGAGGAGTTCGCGGCCAAGTACCCGCTGCGGATCGTCGAACAGACAGGCGCGGGGCTAGCGCAGTCGGCGCCGGCCGAGCGCGACCTGGTGGTGACGCACAACCTGACGGCGGCCAACCTCATGCACGCCGTCAAGATGGGCGGCTTGCCGGTGCCCAGCCTGGCCATCACGAAGAAGGACAACCCGCTCACCAACTTCGGCGAGATCACGCTGATCGGCGACAGCAACCTGGCCGACCCCAAGGGCTACGCCGGCACGAAGGTGTTCGGGGCTGACATCTACAGCCCGCGTTACCCTAGCGTGGAGCGCGAGCTGGACAACAAGGCCGTGGCGGCGCTGACTAAGCGCGTCAAGCCCATGGCCGAGAAGATGGGCGACACGCTGCCCGGCGCGTCGGAGCTGCAGCGCGACGGGCAGCGTGAGCTGGAGCGCAGCATTGCCGTCATGGGCACCTTCCTGCAGGAGCAGGGCGTGGAGCCGAATGTCGTGATGCGCGGAGGCATGGATGCCGCGCGCCAGGCGCGTCTGGAGGAGTTCGGCCTCGGCCCGTTCCTGGACGTCACCAGCATCTACGACCTGCTGGAGAACGAGACGTTCACGCGGGCCGCCATCGCTGAGCAGCTGGACAGCTTGCTGATTGGGGCGAACGACGCGAAGCGCGCTCGCTATGAAAAGTGGGCGCTAGATCCCGAGATCAGCGAGGGGTGGGCGCGCAACGTCGCCCACGAGATCGTCAACGGCGCCAAGCTGCGCGCCCGGCCCGAGGCCGACCGCAGTGCCACGCAACAGGCGATGGAGAAGCAGATCGCCGAAGGCAACCTGGCCGACGCCTATCAGCAATGGGTGCAGGCCGAGCTGTCCAGGGCCACCAAGTCCGAGCGTATTTTTCAGGGCTTCACGAACAGCGGCAACCGCAAGTACCTCCCGCACACGCTGGAGAACGTGGTCAAGCTGCTGAAGAAAGAACTGCGCGGCGGCGAGTCCTTCAACTACGGGGTGGGCTCGCTACGCGCGAAGTTCACACCCGAGTTCAAGAGCCTAGCGGCCATCAAGAAGGAGAAGGGCCGGCTGGTCAGCGCCGATGAGTTCGAAGTCGTCAAGAAGGAGGTGGATGCCGAATTCAACGCGGTAATGGAAGCCATCGACCCGAGCCTGTCGTCGGACACCGCCATCAGCATCCTGGAAGACGCAGCCAAGATGGGCATGGCAAAGGCCGCCAAGTCCTACGGCTTCGAGATCAGCGAGGCCGCCGCGCAGAAGGCGGCGCAGTTCCTCACCCGTTTGCGCAACCTGCCCACCGCCTACTTTGAGGCCAAGGTGCTGCGCGATGTCAGCCTGTCCGAGTTCAAGGGGGCCGTGGTGCCCGAGGGCACCGAGCCTGCGGTGCTGGAGGCGCTGCGCGCGGCCGGCGTCACCGATGTGCGCACCTACGCCAAAGGCGACGACGCTGCGCGCGGCAAGGCGGTGAAGCAGTTCGATCCGCTGTTCTTCCAGCAGGCTCGCGGCAGCTTCAACCCGCAGAGCCTGGAGCTGGCCCTGTCGCCTACGGCCGACCTGACGACCTTCTTCCACGAGACCGGCCACTTCTTCCTGGAGGTGATGGCCGACATCGCCAGCCAGCCGGACGCACCGGCCGGGGTGGTCGAGGACATGGGCGTGCTGCTGAAGTGGTTCGGCGTGCCGGACCTCGCCACCTGGCAGGGCATGACTCTGGACGAGCAGCGCCCGTATCACGAGCGCTTCGCCGAGAGCGTGGAGCAGTACCTGATCGAGGGCAAGGCGCCTAGCGTCGAGCTAGCGCCGGTGCTGCGTCGTTTCCGGGCCTGGGTGCTGAGCGTCTACCGCTCGCTGCAGCAGTTCGCCACCGGCAACACCGACGGCCCGCAGCTGTCCGACGAGGTGCGCCAGGTGCTGGACCGCATGCTGGCCAGCCAGGACCAGATCGAGCAGGCCGAGGAGATCGCGGGCATGCTGCCCGACGAGACCGCCACCGGCGAGGCGCTGGACCGGCTGACGGCGCGATCCATTCGGGATCTGAAGTGGACGATCAACGCCCGCAGCAAGGCGCTGAAGGCGCTGCAGGCGCAGGCCAAGGTGCTGCGGCGCGAAGTGCGCATCGACGCCCGGCGCGAGATCATGAGCCAGCCGGTCTATCGGCTCTGGTCATTCCTCACCGCAAAAGTGAGCGGCGAGGACCGGGCCAAGACGCTCACCGAGCGTGCGAAGAGCGACCCCGCCACTCTGGATCCGTCCAAGGATTCGCTGCTGGTGGCCATCGCCAAGATGGGCGGCATCCAGCGAGGCAGCGCGGCCCAGCACCTGGGCGTGTCGGTGGACGACTTCAACCATCCGTCGGGCGTCTTCGGCAAACCCGTCTTCCGCGTGGAAGGCGGCATGAGCGCCGACGCGATGGGCGAAGCGCTGGCCGAGACCGGCTACCTGCTGCCCAGTGCAGATGGGCGCTACGACCTGGCCGAGTTGGAAGAGCTGGTGCAGGCGGAGATCCGGGGCGAGGCGCAATACTCGATTGCCAAGCAGTATTTCCTCGAGTCCGAGCGTGGCGGGGAGGGCGTCGACGTGCACGAGCTCAACGCCGGCCGCTTCGACCTAGTGGACCTGAAGGGCCTGGGGGTGCCCGAGGGCGCGGTCGAAAAGATCGAAGCCATGCGCATGACGCTGAAGAGCGGCGGCATCCACCCCGACATCCTCGCCGACGCATTCGGCTTTTCGGATGGCCAGACCATGGTGGAAGCGCTGCTGGCCGCCGAACCGCCGCTGTCGGCGGTGGAGGGCCGCACCGATCAGTTGATGCTGGAGCAGCACGGCGATCTGGTGGACCCGCGCGCCATCGCCGACGCGGCCAACGAGGCGGTGCACAACGAAGCCCGCGCGAAGGCGCTGGCCACCGAGCTGAAGGCGCAGGCCGACCTGCTGGGCCAGCGCACTGACACCGGCCAGACCAACGCCGCCGGCGCGAAGATCACCGTCAACGCGCTGGCCGAGGCCGCGCGCCAGTTCGGCGCCCGCGTGGTGGCGCGGACATCGCTGCGCGACCTGCGCGCCACCGCCTGGCAGCACACGGCGGCCGAGCGCCGCGCCGCGCGCCGCTGGCAGGAGGCAACCGCCAAGGGCCAGACCGAGGAAGCCGTGCAGGCCAAGCGCGACCAGGTGCTGAACAACGCCGCCGCGCGCGCCGCGATGGACGCGCTGGCCGAGGGTCGGAAGATCGTCACCTTCTTCGGCAAGGTGGCCCAAGGCACGAACGAGAAGACGGTGGAGAAGGGTCGCGACCCGGACATCGTCAACGCTGCGCGCGCCATCCTGGCCGCCTACGGCATCGACACGCCGGCCACCCGCGGCGCGGCGGACTACCTCGACCGCGTCGAGAAGCACGACCCGCAGCTGCACGCCGCGCTGCAGCCGTCGGTGCAGGGCGCGCTGAACATGGCCCAGCCGCTCACGGCGCTGACCTTCGAGCAGCTGCAGAGCCTGCACGAGGAGATCCAGAGCCTGTGGCACCTGGCCAAGCGCAGCCGCATGATGGAGGTGGGCGGCAACCTGCTGGACATCGACGACGCGGCTGCCGAGCTGTCGCAGCGCCTGGACGCGCTGGGTGTGCCCGCAACGCTGCCCGGCGAGGCCGGGGCGCTGACGCCGGGCGAGATCCGCACGCGCTGGCTGCAGCACGCCGGCAGCCTGCTGCGCCGCGCTGAGCAGTGGGCTGAGGGAATGGACGGCAGTTTCGGCGGCCCGTTCCTGCGCCTGGTGTTCCAGCCGGTGAAGTTCGCGGCAGAGGCCTACCGCACCGATCGGTTGACTTATCGCAAGGCGTACCAGGCGCTGGTCGACGCGGTGGCGCCCAGCCTGCGCAAGGGTCTGATCCAGGCCCCGGAGCTGGGCCCCCGCGGCTACACCTTCGGCCGGGGCCACAACGGCATCGGCCACGCGGAGCTGCTGCACGCCATCCTGCACACCGGCAACGAGAGCAACAAGCGCAAGCTGCTGCTGGGCCGCAAGTGGGCCAGCGAAAACGCCGACGGCACGCTGGACACCAGCAAGTGGGACGCCTTCGTCAAGCGCATGCACGACGAGGGTGTGCTCGGCAAGGTGCACTATGACTTTGCCCAGGGCGTCTGGGATCTGTTGGAGCAGACCAAGCCGCTGGCGCAGAAGGCGCACCGCGACGTGTTCGGCCGGTACTTCGACGAGGTAACGGCGGACGGCTTCGTGACGCCGTTTGGCACCTACCGCGGCGGCTATGTGCCGGCGATGGCCGACACGCGCATCGTGCCCGACGCCGACCTGCGCGCGCTGCAGAACACCGAGAACGAGGCGATGGCCTATTCGTTCCCGACCACCAGCAAGGGCTTCACCAAGGCCCGAGTGGACTACAACCGCCCGCTCATCCTGGACCTGCGCACTATCGGCCAGCACATCGACAAGGTGCTGCTGTTCGCGCACATGGAGCCGGCGGTGCGCGACGTGCAGCGCCTGCTGTCGCGGCCGGCCGTCAGCTCGCCGCTGAACCACCTGGACCCGACGATCTACGCGGGCATGCTCACCCCCTGGCTGAACCGCAGCGCGAAGCAGATCGTCGAGACGCCGGTGATGGGCGACGGCCGGATCAGCCGGGTGCTGTCGGCCGCGCGAGCGCGCGCCGGCATGGCGCTGATGTTCGGCAACGTCAGCAACGCCATCCAGCAGCTGACCGGGTTCTCCAACGCCTTCTCCAAGATCAAGGCCGACGGCCTGGAGTCCAGCATGCTGCGCGCGGCCGCGCAGATGGTGTCGAGCGGCCCCAAGAAGATGGCGCGCGACGTGGCGGCGCTGAGCCCCTTCATGGCCAACCGCATGGACAACGAGATCGCCGCAATCAACCAGCAGATGAACGACATCCTGCTGGACCCCGGCCTGCTGGAGAAGGCGCAGGCCTGGACGTCGAAACACGCCTACTTCCTGCAGTCGGCGCTCGACAACACGATGGGCCCGATCATCTGGACCAGCGCCTACAACGGCGCGCTGGCGAAGGGCCTGGCTGCCGCCGAGGCCGTGCACTACGCCGATGGCGTGATCCGCCAGACCCAGGGCAGCACGCTGCCCGAGGATGTGAGCCGCATCGAGACCGGCCCGGCCTATGCGCGGCTGTTCACCCAGTTCATCGGCTACTTCAACATGATGGCGAACACCAACGCCACCGCGCTGAAGCAGATCCGCCAGGACGTGGGCCTGCGCGTCGGCGCCGGGCGCGCCTTCGGCGTGGTGATGCTCGGCCTGATGGTGCCGCTTTGGGTGGCCGAGTCCATCGCGGTGGCAATGAAGGGCGGCCCGGACGATCCCGAGGGCGACGGCTACCTGGACGATTGGATCGCCGCCGTCTTCGGCATGGGCACCATTAAGGGCGCGTTCGCCATGGTGCCCTTCGTCGGGCAGCTCGCCATGGCCGGCATCAACCGGTTCAACGGCAACCCGGCCGACGACCGCGTCAGCGCCAGCCCGGCAGTCAGCATGCTCGAGGCTGCGGCCGGCGTGCCGGTCGACGCGTACAAGCTGGCCAAGGGCGACGAGATCAACCAGAAGAACGCCATCCGCGACGTGGCCAGCTTGGTGAGCATCGCGACCGGTTTGCCCGCCACGGCTGTGGCCAGGCCGCTGGGCTACCTGGCCGGCGTGGACCAGGGCACGATCAGCCCCACGAGCACCGCGGACGCGGCGCGCGGGCTGGTCACAGGGGTGGCCAGCCCGGAGAGCAAGACCCGCTAGGGTGCGGTTAACCGGGACACCCGCCCCAAGAATTCCGGGCATCTCCCAGGAGCGGCCCACTCGATGACCATCCCCAGCACGCCGCGCCGCGCCGGCCCCTATCTGGGCACCGGTGCGCTCGTCAGCTATTCCTTCGGCTTCAAGATCTTTGACCGCGCTGATGTGGCGGTGACGATTGCCGATACGGACGGCAACGAGACCCTGCTGACGCTGGACTCCAACGTGCTGGTGACAGCCAACCCGGATCAGGTGGCGCTGCCAGGCGGCACCGTCCAGTACGCGGTGGCGGGCGTGGCGACCGCGCTGCCAAGCGGTTACAGCCTGACCATCCTGACAGCGGTGGAATACAAGCAGGCCACCCAGCTGCCCAGCGGAGGCAACTACCGCGCCGAGGTCGTGGAGCAGGGGCTTGATGCGCTGGCGGTGCAGATCCAGCAGCAGCAGGAGGTGCTCGGGCGAGCGCTGGTGTTCTCACCGACTGACGTCGAAGGGTCCACCTTGCCCCCGGCGGCGAATCGAGCGGATAGGCTGCTGGGGTTCGATTCGGCCGGCCGGGTGGCGGTCGTGGCACCGGTCAGCGGCAGCGCTGCGGCGCTGGCGATTGATCTTGCAAGCACGGCGAGCGTCGTAAAGGGCCCCGCGCTCGTTGGACACGGGGCCGCCCTGAACTACGCCGCAGCCACCATCGGCGCCGCGCTGAACGATCAACAGGCGCAGATGATGTGGTTCGTCACCTCCGAGGTGGAGCGCGCCGCGATCAAGGCCGGCACCAGCACGACGGACCACACCAGCACCATCGCCGCGGCCATCACGACGGCAGGCACTCGCGGCCTGGACTTCGGGCCGGCCGGATGGCGATGGAACATCAGCGCTGCCCTCGTGCCCGTGAGTGGCGCCACCTACAGCGGCAAGGCCAAGATCAGAGCCATCAACGCGGCGGCCATCACGGGCGCCATGTTCCGCGCTGCTACTGCCGTCAGCCGCGTGACGATCCGCGATCTGGAGCTTGACGCCAACGGCGACAACAACGGCGCGAACTACGGCGTGTGGATCACGGGCGGTTCGTACAACGTCATCGAGCGCGTGTACGTCCACGACACCCGCCAGGCCGGCATTGCCATCGAGTCTGAGAACGGCACCGATGTGCTTGATTGCTCCCTCCTGAGCTGCGGCCGGGCGACCAGCGTGACCGGTGGCGCAGCGACAGACAACCATGGGCTGATGCTCTTCAGCACTGGCGCGACAGCGCTGCGTGAAATCGAGGCGCGCGGCAACCTCGTCGTCAGTGCCTACCGCAAGGGCATCACGACCTACAGCGCCAGTCCGGGCACGGTGGTGAACGTGGTCATCTCTGGCAACGTCGTGCGGACCTCTGGCCTCACGCCGTCGAGCGGCGGCGGCATCTACATCGCCAACGCGGTCGCGACGACCGATCAGGACGCGATCACGCTCACCGGCAATATTTGCGATGGCAACTACGTCAACTACGAGATTGCGAACGTCAAGAAGGTCAGCGGCTCGGGAAACGTGTCCAAGGCATCGGTGGCGCAGGGCGTCGTCGTCACGTCCTGCGTCGATGGTTCGCTGCCGGGGTTCAACGTCAGCGACTCGGGCACCGATGGCCTGCTGCTCACCCTCTGCTCGCAGATCGTCATCGGCCCTATCGAAATCCGCCGCAGCAACCGCAGCGCAGCCGCCAACGGCGCAGGCCTGCACCTCAGCGCGTCGACCTACTCGACCGTCTCGGCCGGCTCGGTCATCTACGACGAGACGCCGCTGCAGAAATACGCGGTGCTTGAGGACGGTGCCAGCGACTTCAACGACCTGTCCGGCGTGACCGTCTCTGGCGCTCTGACGGCCCTGTATTCGATGGTCGGGGCCAATACCCGAGTCAGTGGGCGCACCGGGCGAAACACGGGCGTCGCCAAGGCCCTGCCGCTGAACACCCTGCACATCGGCGGCGGCCTGACCATCGACGAGCAGCAGCTCGCGCTCGCCAACGGCGTAAACCAGAACGTCGCGCTGCCCACCAACGCCGGGACGCTCATCAGCAACGTGCCGACCGGCGCCTACAGCATCGGCGGCATCGCTGGCGGCCACGCGGGGCGAATCCTCACGCTCTACAACTACACCGGCTTCGCCATGACGCTGAACCATCAGGACGCAGGCAGCACAGCCGGCAATCGCTTCTCCTGCCCCAGTTCGGTTAACTACGTCGTGCCGGTGCAGGGGACCGTGCAAATCCAGTACAGCGCCATTGCTGGCAGCTCCTGGTTCATCTTGGGCTGACCATGCCTTACCGCGAAACCGACCGCATGGGACTTGAGCCCGCCCGGGTGACCATCGACCGCAAGATTCCGCTCTGGGGAATGCTGGGCGTTGCCGGCGCCATCGTCGTGCAGGCGATCCTGCTCTGGAACGGCCAGCAGCTGCAGGCAGCGCGCCTCGACGAGTACGGCCAGAAGATCGTCGCCCTTACGGTCGAAGTCAAAGAGCTGAATGGCCAGCTCAGCGCCAAGGCCAGCAAAGACAACGAGCAGGATCTGCGACTCAACGAGTACAGCCGGCGCCTGCTGCTGCTTGAGGGTGAGCGACAGTACGGGCCGCGGCGATGAGTGCCTTCGACGACTTCATCGGCCGCGTGCTTTCGAGCGAGGGCGGCTACGTCAACGACCTGCAAGACCCGGGTGGCGAGACGAAGTTCGGCATCAGCAAGCGCAGCTATCCGCACATCGACATTCGGAACCTGTCCCGGGAATCGGCCGTTGCGATCTACCGGCACGACTTCTGGGACCGAGTGCAGGGCGACAAGCTGCCGCGAGCCTTCGCCTTTCAGGCGCTGGACGCCGCGGTGAATCACGGCATCGGCAACGCCGTGCGCTGGATGCAGCGCGCCGCCGGTGTTGCTGATGACGGGGTCGTCGGGCCGCTGACCCTCGCCGCCGTAGGCCGGGCAGATCCCGCTGACCTCGTGCTGTTGTTCAACGCCGAGCGCCTGGCCTTCTACACAAAGCTCTCCACGTTTGATGTGTTCGGCCGCGGCTGGATCAACCGCGTGGCCGGCAACCTGCGGCACGCCGCTGGAGACAACTGATGGACCCCATCACCATCGCAATGGGCCTGGCCCAGTTCGCGCCGCAGCTGGTGAAGTGGATCACCGGCAGCGACGACGCGGCAGCCGGCGCCCAGAAGGTCGTGGACATCGCGGGCGCGGTGACCGGCAAGTCGGACCCCGTGGCAGCGCTGGCTGCCCTGCAGGCCGACAAGCAGCTGCAGGTTCAATTCCAGCAGGCCGTGATGGCGAACGAGACCGACCTGATCAAGTCGTTCCTGGCCGACGTGCAGAGCGCCCGCAGCCGGGATCTGGAGCTGGCCAAGGTGGGGGTGAAGAACTGGCGCGCCTCGATGCTGGTGGCGATGGCGGTGTTCCTGGTGCTGCTGTGCATGGCCATCATGGTCTGGCACGCCGACACCAACGACTTCGTGAAGGCCACCATCACCCTGATCCTCGGCCGCGCGCTGGGCTGGGTGGAGCAGGTGTTCAGCTTTGAGTTCGGCACGACGCGCAGCAGCGCTGCGAAGGACGTGACGATCAGCAACCTGTCGAAGTGATGGCCGGCTGCCCCCTTTGTGGCGGTCCGCACTCGCTGAGCGGCTGCCCGCGGTGGCGTTCAATATCGTGGGAAACGATGCCCGCCAGGCCGCGCCGCCGCTCGGTTGTAAAGTTGGGAGGAATTCCCAAGACCGGCCGCAAACCCGCATGGATACTGCGTTGCGCCCCTAGATTGTGATTCCTGTCGTCGTGGGTTCGAGTCCCATCAGCCACCCCAAGTAATTCGAAGTCCCCTATGAAGACTGGTTCTCATAGGGGATTTTTCTTTGGCGCTCGCGTTTGCTACCTGGCTCCGCG